AGTGACGCTGCATAGGAGATAATTTATGGCATCTACATTTACGCCTTTAGGGGTAGAACTTCAAGCAACTGGTGAAAACGCCGGTACATGGGGTACAAAGACTAATACAAATTTACAATTAGTAGAACAATTAGCTGGTGGATTTACACAACAAGCTGTATCTGATTCTGGAGATACAGATCTTTCAGTATCTGATGGATCAACTGGTGCAACTCTTGCACACAGAGTTATAGAATTTACAGGAACAATATCAGCATCAAGAAATGTCACGATACCTATAGATGTACAACAACTTTATCTATTAAAAAACTCAACATCAGGATCTCAAAATGTTGTATTTAAATATGTTAGTGGATCAGGTAGTTCTGCTACAATAGCAAACGGTAAAACCATATTAGCTTTTGCAAGAGCAGATGATGGAACAAATCCAAACATAACTGCAGTAGAATTCGGAGGAGATGTGGTGGATGACACATCACCACAACTTGGTGGTAATCTAGACACTAATTCTTTCATGATAGATTTTGATGATGCTCACGGTATCAGAGATGAGAATGCAAACGAACAATTAATTTTTGAGACGACTTCTTCCGCAGTCAACCACGTGGACATGACAAATGGTGCAACAGGAAATGGACCACAGATAGGAGCCGTTGGTGGTGATACTAATATCAGTCTAAAATTAAGACCAAAAGCGACTGGTAATATCGAGATCATGGGTGCAACAAACCCAGGTTCAGTACAGCTTAATTGTGAAGCTAACACTCATGGGATTAAACTTACCTCACCCCCACATAGCTCTGGGCAGTCGTATGAACTTAAATTCCCAACAGGTAATGTTACAGCAGACAGATTTTTAAAAGTAGAGAGTGTATCAGGTTCTGGAACCACTGGAGTCGGACAGTTATCTTTTGCAGAAGTTAGCGGTATATCAACAGGAAAAGCTATTGCAATGGCAATCGTTTTCGGATAAAAGGAGTAAATTATGGCAAACCCAAATATAGTATCAGTAACTAGTATCAAAGGTGAATCGGTTGGATATAACCTAACAGCCACTACAACTACAACTTTATTAACAGTAGCTTCAGATAAAATCGTTAAAGTAAACAGAATTACAGTTGCAAACGTTGATGGAACTAATGCAGCTGATGTTACAATTTCAATTGTAAAAGCAAATTTTACTCCAGATGGTATATCAAACTTTGACACCTCTGGAACTTTTCACTTGGCAAAAACGGTATCGGTGCCAGCTGACGCAACGTTAGTTTTACTTGATACTCCAGTTTATTTAATGGAAGGTGACGTACTTAAAGGTGGAGCAGGTGCAGCATCTGATCTAGATTTATTTGTATCATATGAATCGATAGACGACGCGTAGGAGGTTTTATAGGCTATGGCTAATGGCGGAATAATAGGACCAATTAACAAAACGTCTTTCGGTAAAGGAACCGTCACAACTAAAACAGCAAGCGTACCAGGTAGCACACTCACAACTCAACCAGGAACTAGAGTAGCTCAAATGTTATTAGTGGCTGGTGGTGGTGCTGGTGGTGGAGATGGTGGCGGCGGTGGTGGTGCTGGCGGAGTCATATGTCAAGAAATATCCGTACAAGGTGGAGCAAGTTTAGGAGCATTAACTATTGGAGGTGGTGCTGCACAAACAAATCCCGTATGTAATCCTGCAGCTAGCGGAACTAATTCAACTTTCGTTGTAGGTTGTACAACTCACACAGCTACTGGTGGTGGCGGTGGTGGAAAAAATTCAGCTGGAACTGCTGGAGGATCTGGTGGTGGTGCTGAGGGTCCTGGAAATTCAGGAGGAGCAGGAACTTCATGTCAAGGTAACCCTGGTGGTGATGTTGTTAGTCCTGTACCAAATGATACTGGAGCTGGAGGTGGTGGTAAAGGTGCAGCAGGTGGTGACACAGCTGCCCCAGGAACAGCAGGAGCTGGTGGAGCAGGTTTAACAATTTCATCTACATATCCAGGATCACCCATATCCGCAGTTGGCGGTGGTGGCGGTGGTGGAAACGCTAGTATTCCAGGTGGAGCAGGTGGCTCTGGCGGTGGTGGAGCTGGTGGTGGACCAAGTGGAGGTGCAGGAACTGCAGGTACAACTAACACTGGCGGTGGTGGTGGCGGTGGTGGTGCAGGTGGACCAGGATCCAAAGGTGGTGCAGGTGGACCAGGTTTTTTTGCAATGAAAGAATTAGATAGAGCATCAGGTATTTGGTCAATGTCCGAACAATTTGATTCAATTAGCAATGGCACATGGCCTTCACGTTTATTTTCATTAGATTATTTAGTGGTCGCTGGTGGCGCATCTGGAGCTAGATTTGCTGGTGTAGGAGGTGGAGGTGCAGGAGGTTATCGTGCATCAGGATATGGACCAAGTCCACTACAAGGTTCTCAAATAAAATTAACTGCAGGAGCTCATGATATAACAGTCGGAGGTGGTGGTGCAGCTCAAACTTCAACTGGTTCAGATGGTAACGCTGGTAATCCCTCAGTGCTTGGAACAATTACAGCAACAGGTGGAGGTGGGGGTGCTAGATCTCAAGGAGATCCCGCTGGTTCAAGTAGTCCAGGTAATCCTGGAGGATCAGCTGGAGGAAATGCTTTTTCTTCTCCGTCTACTGTTGGAAGTGGTAACACTCCTCCTACAGATCCACCACAAGGTAATAATGGTGGTAGAGGTACTGAGTCTCAAGGTAGTCCAGCCAATGGTGGTGGAGGTGGTGGTGGAGCAACAGCAGTTGGTGGAAATGCATCATCAAGTCAAGGTGGAGCAGGTGGAGCTGGAGCACCAAATAATATTAATGGATCATGCACAACTTACGCTGGTGGTGGAGGTGGAAGTGCAAATAGTGGAACATCAGGATCTGGTGGAGCTGGAGGTGGAACCGATGGAAAACCATATACGGGTGGAGCAGCAGCGTGTGCTGCAGCAGATAACACCGGAGGTGGTGGAGGAGCTGGTGGGAATAATAATTCTGGAGCAGGTGGTTCAGGTATTGTTATTGTTAGAGGTCCAAGTGATGTTACATTTGCAGTTTCTCCAGGATGTAATTCAACATCTACGCATCCTGGTGGAGATAAAATAGCCACATTTACAGTTTCAGGAACATTGACAGTAAGTTAAAATTAAAATATAAGTATAAAGTTTAAGGAGTAAAAATATGGCACATTTTGCAGAATTAAAAGCAATGACAGATCCAACAGGATTTACGGCAGATTCACATCAAATAGTACAGAGGGTTGTAGTTGTAGGAAATGATATTCCTGCAAACGGTACAACTTTAGGAGAAAATGATATGCATGTTGATGGAGAAAATTGGTGTGTTAATTTTTTTAAAGGTGGAATCTGGAAACAGACTTCTTACAATAATAATTTTAGAAAACAATACGCAGGAAAAGGATACGTTTACGATCCTGTAAAAGATAAATTTTTAAATAGACAACCTCACGCATCATGGTCACTAGATTCAAATGATGATTGGCAAGCACCGATTACGTATCCTTCAATCACAGAAGAAGGTGAAGTTTATTATATGATATCTTGGAACGAAGCAAAATACATTGCTGATAACACAAAAGGTTGGGAAGCAATTAAATCAAACGATACATCGGAAACACCTACCAAATACGATTGGAATGGCACAGCTTGGGTGTCCGAATAGGAGGACACTAAATGCCTAGAGGCAGCGGTAATAAAAACGGTGGAGTAATTGGAAAAACGAATATAACTTCGTTTGGAAAAAATTCTGTTACGTCTAGAACAGCTAGCACACCAAGTGCTGTCACCACACAACCTGGAACTAGAGTAGTCCAAACACTAATTGTTGCAGGTGGTTCTGGCGGCGGAGCTGGGATAGGTGGAGCTGGTGGTGGTGGTGGAGCTGGTGGACTTAAATGTTTAGAAATAAATGTATCCGGTGCTACCGCTTTAGGAGCTGTTACCATAGGTGGCGGTGGAACTGCCGGCCCAACTTCAGCTCCTGGTAAAGGTGGGGCTGGTGGTGATTCAAGTATAGTAATAGGCTCAACAACTTACACTTCTTGTGGAGGTGGAGGTGGAGCAGAAGGTGGGACCGCAAATCAGACTGGAGTCGCTGGAGGTTCTGGTGGTGGAGGTGGTTCTGCACCCTGTGGAACTGCTAATTGTGGAGGTTCTGGAGTTTGTGGTCAAGGTTTTGCAGGAGGTCAAGGAACTTGTGGAGTTCCAGGAGGTGCAGGTGGTGGTGGAGGTGGCTCAACGGCTGCTGGAGCACAGGCAACCCCCCAAACACCTAATCCTAATCCAGGCCCTAATGATGGTGGAGATGGAGGTGCTGGAATAAGTATTTCAGGTTCATATCCAGGAGCACCTGTTAGTGCCGTAGCCGGTGGCGGTGGTGGAGGTATGCATAATGCAAATCCAGGCTGCGCTGGTTCAGGTGGAACAGGTGGTGGTGGAGCTGGTGGTAAAGGAGTTAATGGATCTGCTGGTACTACAAACACCGGTGGTGGCGGTGGTGGTGGAGCCCGGGCTTGTGGTGTAGCTTGTAGAACTGGTGGTGCAGGTGGCTCAGGTATAGTCATAGTAAAAGAATTAGATAAAGCAAGTGGTGTGTGGTCAATGCAAAGTCAACTAAGTGCCTTGCAAGAAGGAACATGGCCAAAATTTATACCAAAAATTGCAATGAATTTTTTAGTCGTTGGTGGTGGCGGTGGAGCTGGTGGTGGAGGAGCCGGTGGTGGAGGTGGTGGAGGTTATAGAGCCTCTGGTTTTGGACCTTCTCCTTTACAAGCCTCTGCATTAAATATCGAAGCAGGTTGTTACGCTGTAACAGTTGGTGGTGGTGGAACAGGAGCACCTGGACCTTCATACAGTCAGGGAGCTACTGCTGGAGAGGATTCTGTTTTTAATACGTCAGGAGTTGAAGGATGTAGTAAAATTACAGCCTCTGGTGGTGGACGATCTGGTGGTCAAAGTGGACAAGGACACCCTGGTGGATCAGGTGGTGGAGCTGGTTTATTTTCAACTGGAGCGGCCAACGGAGGTAAAGGTTTAGGAAATAAAGGATGTTTCTCTCCTCCTGAAGGAAATGATGGTGGAACTAGTGTAGCTCCAGGAGGATCTGGAAGAGGTGGTGGTGGAGGTGGAGCTGGAAGTGCAGGATCACCTGGACCATCTTCTGCAAATGGTGGATCTGGAGTGCCTAATACAATTAATTCATGTGGAACACCTTTCTCAATAACAGCTTTTGCTGGTGGTGGTGCCGGAAGTGGTGCACCAACAGGTCAAGGAAATGGAGCTGCAGGAGGTTCTGGTGGAGCAGCCGTAAATGCTAATGGATGTACTAACACCGGTGGTGGTGGAGGTGGAGGATCAGGTCTTGGTTGTGGAGGAAATGGTGGACCTGGTGCAGTTGTTTTAAGATTTCCGTCATGTGCTACTATAAGTGTAAGTCCTGGAACAAATGCAACAGCAACACACCCAGGTGGAGATAAGATTGCCACATTTACAGTAAGTGGTAATGTTTGCGTAAGCTTTTAGAAATTGACATTATTTTAAAAATCAATATAAGAAAGATATAGAAAGATGAACTTAACAAATTATTATTGGTATTTTCAGTCAGCAGTCCCAGAAAGGATTTGTGATGAAATAGTTAAATATGGAAAATCTATTTCAGATCAAATGGCAGTTACTGGTGGTTATGGTGGTAAAAAATTAAATCAAAAACAAACAAAAGATTTAAAGAAAAAAAGAAATTCTAATATTGTTTGGATGAATGACAGATGGATTTACAAAGAGATACAACCATATGTTCATCAAGCAAATTCAAATGCGGGTTGGAATTTTCAATGGGATTTTTCAGAGAGTTGTCAGTTTACAAAATATGAAAAAGGTCAATTCTATGATTGGCATTGTGATGGTTGGGATAGACCATACGTTAGAGAAAATGCAAACGATCCCTCAAACGGTAAGATAAGAAAATTATCTGTGACTGTTAGTTTGTCAGATCCAAAAGATTATAAGGGCGGTGAATTAGAGTTTGATTTTAGAAACATGGACCCAGATAAAAAACCTAACATTAGAAAATGCACAGAGATATTACCAAAGGGATCTTTGGTTGTCTTTCCTGGTTTTGTTTGGCATAGGGTATGTCCAGTTAAAAAAGGATCAAGATATAGTTTAGTAATATGGAATCTAGGATGGCCATATAAATAAAGGAGAATATGAAAAAGAAAAAAACAAAAAATAAAAAACAAAAAGATGTTAAACCATCTTTTCCAAAAAAATTAAATTTAGAACAATTTTTTGCGTCACCAATATGGTATGCTGAAGAACCGAGTTTTGTTGATTCATTAAACAAAGCATCTGATCCCTATATTGAAGCATCAAAAAAAAGATTAAAACCAACTATTGATGAACGTAATAAAAAATTTGGTAATAAGGGTGATATGGGTCATGTGTTTCATTCAACAACATTAATTGGTGATCCTAATTTTGCAGAGTTACAAAATTATATAGGTGCGACCTCACATAATCTATTAGAAGAAATGGGCTTTGATATGTCTGGTCATAAATTATTTATGACAGAAATGTGGGTGCAGGAGTTTGCTAAAAAAGGTGGTGGACACCACACTTTACACACACATTGGAATGGCCATATGTCAGGATTTTATTTTTTAAAAGCAAGTGAAGCTACATCCATGCCCATGTTTGAAGATCCTAGACCAGGTAATATTATGAATCTTTTACCAGAGAAAGATAAAACTAAAGTAACTTATGCATCTTCACAGATTAATTATAAAGCGAGTCCAGGTCGTATGATATTTTTTCCATCATATCTACCTCATCAATATATTGTTGATATGGGATATGAACCCTTTAGATTTATACATTGGAACTGCCAAGCGATACCAAAAGGAGTATTGAATGTCATTTAAAAAAAATAAATATACTGTTTTAAAAAATGCAATATCAAAAGAATTAGCTAATTTTTGTTACTCTTATTTTTTGAATAAAAGAAATGTAGCAAGGGTTTTATTTGATTCTAGATATATCTCTCCTTTTACAGAATACTGGGGTGTATGGACAGATTCTCAAGTGCCAAACACATATTCACATTATGGAGATCTTGTTATGGAAACTTTGTTACAGCAAGTAAAACCTGTTATGGAAAAACATACAGGATTAAAATTATCCGAAACATATTCATACGCAAGGATCTATAAAAAAGGTGATGTATTAGCTAGACATAAGGATAGATATTCTTGTGAGATATCGACCACATTAAATCTTGGTGGTGATGACTGGCCAATATATTTAGATCCAACAGGCAAAAAAGGACAGGCTGGTGTAAAAGTAAAATTAAATCAAGGTGACATGTTGATATATTCTGGATGTGATCTTGAACATTGGAGAGAAGAATTTCAAGGTAAAGATTGTGGACAGGTATTTTTACATTATAATAAAGCAGGTTCTAAAATGGCTAAAGAGAACGCATTGGATAAGAGACCTCTGATAGGTCTTCCTGCATGGTTTAAAGGTGCGAAGTTGACTAATTATACAAAATAGTCTATACAATAGACTGGCGGGGAAAGACACCACCACACCCTTTCCCTGCTTTTAATCTATTAATTAA